TTTTTGCGCGCGGCCATGCGATATAAATATGTTTATTTTGTATTTCCTCGTGCGTATTCAAAATCTTTCTTATCTGTATTAACTCTTATGATTCGTTGTATTCTTTATCCAAGAGCCAAGTTGTTCGTAACATCTGGTGGTAAAGAATAGGCCGCAGGAATCATAAAAGAAAAAGTTGACGAACTATGTAATTTAGTTCCTGGCTTAAATAGAGAATTAGATAGACGACCTGGACGAACTCGCGTAAGTAAAGATTATTGTATTTTTATGTTTAAGAATGGATCATATTTTGATAATATTGCGGCAACAGAGAAATCTCGTGGTAAACGTCGTCATGGTGGTCTTGTTGAGGAATGCGTTGGTGTTGATGGAAAAATTCTTTCAGAAGTTATTATTCCTACAATGAACGTTTCTCGTCTTTGTATGGATGGTACAATGTAGCCAGAAGAGACTTTAAATAAGTCTCAAATTTTTGTAACTACCGCTGGATGGAAAGGCACGTTCGCATATGATAAATTAATTCAGTTCTTAGTTTGGATGATTACTGAACCAGAAAAGGCTTTTATTATGGGCGGAACTTGGCGTATTCCTGTTCTTGTAAAATTACTTGATAGAACATTCTTACAAGACTTACAACGAGACGGTACTTATAATGAGGCATCATTTGACCGTGAATATGAGAGCAAATGGTCGGGAACTGCTGAAAATGCTTTTTTTAACGGAGAAACATTTGATAATCATCGTATATTAAAACAACCTGAGTATGAACATTCTGGTCGTTCATCATTACAAAGTTATTATATTCTTTCTGTTGATGTAGGCCGTAAGGGTTGTGATTCTGTCGTTTGTGTATGGAAAGTTACTCCACAATCAATGGGGCCTGCTATTAAATCATTAGTTAATATTTATACTATTTCTGATGCTCATTTTGAAGATTAGGCTAAGAAATTAAAGAGACTCTATTATAAATATAAGGCTCGTCGTCTCGTAATCGACGCTAATGGTCTTGGTATTGGTCTAATTGACTATATGGTTAAACCTCAAAATGACATTGAAACAGGTGAACATTTTCCTGATTTTGGTGTTTATGGCGGCACTCAAGAAGACGCTTAGGAAGAATATAAAAAATATCGCACTAATGAAACAGAAGAAGATGCGATGTATCTTATTAAAGCAAGTGCGCCAATTAATAGTGAAGCACATGCTAATGCTTAGACTCAACTTAATGCGGGAAAGGTAAAACTTCTTATTGATGAAAGAGTAGCAAAAGTAAAATTATTAGATACTACCGCTGGTAAGAAAATGACACCAGAAAAAAGGGCAGAATATTTAAAACCATTTACTTTAACTTCCATATTAAAAGAGGAAATGATGAACCTCAGAGAAGAAAATGAGGGCATCAATATTATTCTTAAATAGGCTAATAAAGGCATTAAAAAAGATAAATTCTCTGCTTTTGAATATGGACTATACTATATTAAAATAGAAGAAGAAAGTAAAAAGAAAAAGAGAAAATTTAAAGTTGCTGATATGATGTTTAGTAATTAAAGGAGTGGAAATAAATGAGAGCAAGTAGAGGAGAAATTAAGATTGAAGAAATCTTATAGGATGCCGGATTGCATTTTGAAGAAGAATATATCTTTCCTGCTCTACGAAGCGACAATGGACGACCACTTCGCTTCGATTTTGTTGTATTTGATGATGATGGCAAAATTGATTTCATTATTGAATACCAAGGAAAGCAACATTATGAGCCAAGTGCTAAATTTGGCGGAAAACGTGGTTTTTACCAATAGCAATATAATGATAATAAAAAAAGACGATTCTGTAAATTACATGATTTTAGATTAATTGAAATTCCTTATACAGAAGAAAATTTAATTGATTATGATTATATTATGAAAAAAGCTGGATATTAAGGAGGTGGAATCTTGGATACAGTTGATTCTGAAATTTATACTACAAGACAAGATACCATCCACGCTAAAGGCTTTGATTTATTTAATTTTAATTATGCCAACCCAGAACAATTAAGTGAAGATAATATTACTGATTATAGTAAAATTAAAGTTGGTGTAAAACAATTAGAAGATGCTGTTTTAGAACTCGGTACATTGCGCTAGGCTCGTTTACCATTTTGTAATAAACGAGACATTATGAAAGCTATTGTAGAAAGAGATTATAAAAAGCTCCGTTTGATTTCTGATTTCTTTTATGCAGCAAGCGGCATTTATCAAACAGTATGTAATTATTTTGCTTTTCTTTATAGATATGACTGGTATATCTATCCAGAAAATTTAAGTAATAATGCAAAGCCTGATAAAGTAATTGAAGAATATACTAAGATACTTAGATATCTTGATCGTTCATATATTAAAAAACTTTGCGGTGAAATTGCTTTAAAGGTTGTTAAGTATGGATGTTATTATGGATATTTGGTTGAATCTTCCAGTAGTATTCAAGTATAGGAACTTCCCCCAGAATATTGCCGAACTAGATTTTCTGTTGCGGGAGTGCCTGCTATTGAATTTAATATGGCATTCTTTGATGAAAAGTTTACAGATGTAGGTTATCGTATGAAAGTTTTAAAAATGTTCCCTGAAGAATTTCAAAAAGGCTATGCTCTTTATAAGTCTGGTAAATTAGGTCCAGATGACGAATATTTATCTTGGGAACCAGAATTTCGTAGAACCTATGGTTGGTATTTACTTGACCCAGCATGTACTGTAAAATTCAATATTAATGGTAGTGATTTACCAATCTTTATTAATGCGCTTCCTGCGATTCTTGATTTAGACGCTGCTCAAGAATTAGATCGTAAGAAGCAAATGCAAAAATTATTAAAGATTTTAGTTTAGAAACTTCCTATGGATAAGAATGGCGATTTAATCTTCGATGTAGACGAAGCAAGAGATATACATAATACAGCAGTTGCTATGTTACGTCGTGCCGTTGGCGTTGATGTTATTACTACATTCGCGGATGTTCAAGCGATTGATATAAGTGATAAAAATACATCAACTTCTACTGATGATTTAGAAAAAGTTGAGCGTACAGTATATAATTCTCTTGGTATTAGTAGGAACTTATTTAATACTGATGGTAATTTATCTCTTGAAAAATCAATTCTTGATGATGAATCTACTATGAGAAATCTTGTGTTGCAATTTGATATATTTTTTGATAAAATAGTAGAGAAGAAAAGCACAAATAAAAAGTTTGGTTTTAGATTTTCTATGTTAGAAACTACTCAATATAATTATAAAGAATCTTCTAAGTATTATAAAGAGTTAATGAATAGTGGTTTATCAAAATTTATGCCTATGGTTTCTCTTGGACATTCTTAGAGCTCTGTTGTTAATTTGGCTCACTTTGAAAATGATATTCTTAATTTGCCCGCTATGATGATTCCTCCACTTATGAGTTCTACTATGAATGGGGAAGATATTTTGGGCACAAGAGAACAAAATAGATAGTCAAAATCTCAAAATACATCAGAAGGTCAAACTGGTCGTCCAGAAAAACCCGATGACTAGAAATCTGATAAAACAATTTAGAATAAAGAATCTATGAGTTGAAAGGAGGGTTAATCAAAAGATGGCTCATATAAGTATAAATATGGATAATATGCCTATTTAGGTATTGGACATTACACCGGTTAATCCTCTTATTTCTAAATGCTCAATTAAAGTTTGTTATGTGGGACAAGAGGCAAACCGTAATAAAAGTATAATTACAAAAGAGGTTGCTACTGAATTAGCAGCAAGTATTCCTGGTTGTCCAATTGTTGGTTTTTACAATGAATCTAAAGGTGATTTTGAGGAACATAATAGAGTAATTGATTTATCTAATGGAAAATTTTAGATAAAAGATACTACTCGTCCATATGGTTTTGTATCAATGGATGCCAAGGTTTGGTTCCAATGGTTTAAAGATGATGGAATTCCTCATGAGTATCTTTGTACAGAAGGCTATATTTGGACTGGTTAGTATCCTGAGTCTCAACGTGTAATTGAGAAAGGCAACAATCAGTCTATGGAACTTGATGAAGATACATTAGATGCGTTTTGGACAAAAGATAATAATGGAAAACCGCAATTTTTCATAATAAATGAAGCAATAATGTCAAAACTTTGTATTTTAGGTGAAGATGTTGAGCCTTGTTTTGAAGGTGCCTCCATCTAGCCTGTACAATTTTCTTTTGAGGATGATTTCAAATAGAAGTTATACTCATTAATGGAAAAAATGCAAGAAATTTTGAGTAATGAAGGAGGAACACCAGT